GCAAGAGCGCATCAGCTGATGGCACGAAGTGGAGCGTCTACGAGGACAACCTGCTGTCGGAGTATCACATCCGCTACGGCGGCTACGGTGGCATCGGCTACTACCACGTGTCCGACAAATACGTAGCGCTGTTCAGCCACTTCATTCCCTGTGGCGTGCACGAGGGCATCTACATCCTCGACGGTCTGTTGGCCAACACTTCCGACATCCAGCCTGAGATCGTCCATGGCGACACGCAGGCCCAAAGCTATCCGGTCTTCGGCCTGGCCCACATGCTGGGCATCCAGCTGATGCCCCGGATCCGGAACATCAAGGACCTGACATTCTTTCGGCCCGAACCGGGTAGGGCTTATAAGAACATCCAGGCACTGTTCGGGGACAGCATCGACTGGCAACTGATCGCCACCCATCTCCACGACATGCTGCGGGTGGTGATCTCAATCCGATTGGGCAAGATCACCGCGTCCTCGATCCTGCGCCGGCTGGGCACCTACAGCCGGAAGAACAAGCTGTACTTCGCCTTCCGGGAACTTGGCAAGGCCGTTCGAACGCTGTTCTTGCTGCGCTACATTGATGACAATGAGATCCGCAAAACGATCCATGCTGCCACCAACAAGAGCGAGGAATACAACGGCTTCGTGAAATGGGTGTTCTTTGGCAGCCAGGGGATCATTGCTGAGAACGTCCAACACGAGCAGCGCAAGATCATCAAGTACAGCCAGCTGGTGGCCAACATGATCATCCTCCACAACGTGGAAGGCATGAGCCGGACCTTGGCCGAGATGAGGAAGGAGGGGATTGAACTGACGCCCGAGATCCTGGCCGGCCTGTCGCCTTATCGGACCAGCCACATCAATCGCTTCGGCGACTACCACCTGGATCTTGAAAGGGAAGTGGCGCCGCTGAGCTACACAGCCAAGGTGCTTGAACAGACCCCATAGATGGGGAGAACCTGATCGAGAGACGAGCAATCAACCTTGAAATTCAGTCGCTTAGGCAGCTTTTGGCCCTGTACGTAATGATTCCCTGCCGACCCTCAGGCTGCGGCCGCCCGATACAGCATTTCGCATAATGTATATCGTGCAAGGCATGGCCAGCCTGCGGCATAGCCTGCACGTCGCGGGGTAGGGCGGCACCCACGAAAAGGCATAGCGCCATGGCCACCGTGGCGAGTTTCTGCGCAATCCGGCGCCATGCGGCCTTTTCGTCCTCTGAATTACTCCGCTCAGCCATCACGACAGCCGACCACATTTCCGGGCTGTCACCAATGTCCACCGCCATCCGCTCGATGTAGTGGATTTCCGCGTTTTTCCCTTGTTTCCAGAGGGAAACGGTTGCCCGGGACACGCCCAATGCCAGCGCACCAGCGTTGTCGCTCTGGATCTTCTGCACATGTTTCCACCGGCAGAACAGGTCGTAGCTGGCGCTCATTGTCGATACCTACTTGACATGGGTGTACAGGGGTACTTTACAGTTCGCCCCGGTGTCTAGGAATCCTTGACACTCCCGCCACCGGCACCCCAAGGCCGCTGGCGGGCTCTCTTGGGGGCTTGGGGCGAGGGGACGACAATGAGGCAAGAGGCCAACCGAGACCTGCTACTTCCGCACAGGGGCAGAGGGGCGAACCTTCTCGGCCTCAACCAATGCGATGAACTCAGCAGTCTTCTCACGCAAAGTGGCCACACCGGTGGAGCAGAAGTTCAAAGCGGTGGCGAGACTATCTGCGTTCCCCTTCTCATAATCACTAAGCCCCAAGAGAACCATCTCCTCAAGCGTTCCGATGCTAACTTGCATTCGCCAGAATGCTGCCTGCGTTTCATCGTCGAGCATCGCAATCTCTTCAACCGGCCACTTGAGGTAGGACAAGACCCGTCTCAAAGAGAGCAGTCGGCCCTCCATGCCACGCTCGCTCTCTGCGCCATCTTTTTTGTAGTCCTTGAAAAGGTATACAAGAGCCTCGCCGACCCTCGCCCGACTAATGATTACGTTGAAACGGCGCCGCCTCGCTGCTCGTTCAGAACTGCGACGCTCGCGAATTTCATCCCTTCGTTGGAGATGCGCTATCGCCGCATAGCGATTCGCTCCACGGCCGATTGCCCAGGTTCCTCCCGCCGCTGCCACTCCAGCCAGCGCCGCTATCCAGTCTGCGGAATTCCCAGCCTCTCTAGGCACCCTTATCCCGTCCGGGGAGCTGAAGGCCACCCAACTCAACACCCCTCCAAGAATCGCGCAGATAACCGCGATGAATGCGGCATCGTGGCGAGATACATAGCCCTTCGAGACGTCCATGTCACCCCCTGTGGTGTCTTGGTCAACAGGGGGATTCTGGCATGACCGAGCCATTGCTCGCACTTGCTCTGTTGGGGGCCATCGCCGCCGTCTCCATCGGCGGCGCTCGCATCGTTTCGTGGCTGCTCGACCGGCGTGACCACACTGCCTCGCGGCAGTCCCGCGAAGCCCAGGTCATCGCACTCTCAAAGGCTGAGATTGCCGCCACCAAGCGCGGTGATCTTCTGGCCGCAGCTCGCTACGCCGAAGAGCAGGAGCGCGCCGCATGAGTAGGTATCCCTCCTTCGCCGAGCTGACCCAGGTAGATATGGGCCTCACGGCGTGCGCTGTGTTGGTCGCACTCGTTCTCGGCGTGGCCGTCGTCTCCATCGCCATTGAGCAGGCATGGCTGGCGCTTCGTCGCCTGTGGAATCTCTGGAAGGATCGCCCCAATGGCCGGTGATCGCGCCGTGCTGGCCGAGTCGGGACTCCCCTCGTCTAACAGGGGAGTCAGTGAATTCAGGAACCCCGAGGGAACCCTGACGGTCGGCATTGACTGGTTTTCCGCCTCCGTGGACATGCTCGCGGTGTTGAACGAGCTGGATTTCCGTGAGGGCGAATCCTACGAGCAGATCCGGCAATGGGTCGATTTCAGCCCCGAAAACGCCCGCGTAGTCGCCCTGCAGATCTTCTGCTGGTTCTTCGCTGGGCTGGGGCTGGAACTGGACGAAGTAGCCGGGGGAGGGCGCTTCTACCTGTGGCGCATCAAGATCCTCAACGCCGAAAAGAAGTTCGTCGGCATGATCGAACTTGGCGGCGAGAACTGCCGCCGCGCTGATGGCACCTATACCGCCCGAATTGAGTTGACCGGCGATGGATGTAGGGCAGTAGCAGCAGCGCGCTGCGGCCATGCGCAGCGGTGGCTGGAGCTTCGAGCGAAGCTCGAAAGCTGCGGCGGCAGAATCACCCGTGTCGACGTATGCGCAGATGATCTTGTCGGCAACTACCCCTTGCGCCTCGCGCAGAAGTGGTATGCCCAGGGCGAGTTCGACAACCGTGGCCAGCGCCCCAAGGCGCAGTTGGTTGACGACTACGACAGCGGCGATGGCAAGACCCTCTACGTGGGCGGCAAGAAGTCGGAAAAGCAGCTGCGCGTCTATGAGAAGGGCAGGGAGCAGGGCGATAAGGCGTCTCCGTGGGTGCGCTATGAGGCCCAGTTCCGCGCTTCCAACCGCAAGGAACTGCCGCTCGACATTCTGCGTGATCCGGCGTCCTACCTGCTGGGTGCTTATCCGGTCCTTTCCTTTCTGCGCTGCGTTGCCACGCGCATCGAAATCACGAAAGCCGCTGTTGAAGCGACGTGGAAGAGCGTTCGTCGCCACATCCGCCGCCAGTACGGCGCGGCACTGAACTTCATTTCCAAGAACTGCCCGGACGATCAGTCACTGCGGGCGGTCATCGAATCCTGCACTTCGCCATCGCTGCCGAAGTGGGTCACAGGTGACACAGCAGCGCACTGGCCCGAAATCGCGGCCGTACAACCAACCTCCAAGGGGTAACGAGATGATCAAGGTCACCGTACTGGATTCGCAGATCAACGAGCGTGGCGGCAGCTTCACCAACGACCGCAACGAGAACGTTGAGTTCACCACCCGCAAGCAGCGCGGCAAGCTGGAGGCGGATGGCTTCGCCTATCCGTTCGACGTGCGCCTGGACAAGGGGCAGCCGGGCTATCAGGCAGGCGAATACGAGCTGGACGTTCCGGCCATGCTGCAGGTCAACAAGGGTGTTGCAACCCTGAGCAAGTTCACCGTGCTGCGCCCGCTACAGAAGGCTGCACCGCGCCCGGCTGCGCAGGCCTAAGTCATGGCGCGGTACGTCTACGAGTGCCTGCAATTCAACGAGCAGACCGGCACCTGTGAGCAGGCTGGATTCGTGCCGCGCACCGATATTCCCGCACTTACCACTGCCGAGGTGTCGGGGTTGTTGTCCATGGTCGCGGTGTGCTTCGCCGTGGCATGGGCATACAAGCAGTTAGGCAGGTCCATTCGCAATTAACTCAACTACGCAAGGGGATCATCATGGAGCTGGATTACAGCGCTGCACTTACCGTTCTGGCCGGTCTGGCAGCGGGTGTTGCCGCCATCGGCACCGCCAAGCTGGCACCGGCCGCAATCGCGGTTGGCTACAAGTGGTTCAAGGCTGCGATCTTCGGTTGATCGCAGTAGCACCGGGGCCGGGCAATCCGGCCCCTTTCTATGGGGGATTGGTGATGCTCGGTCTATTCGTTCTCTGCGTCGGCAGTGCCGCGCTCTACATCGCATTTGGTGACTAGATGACGCGCGTCCTGCTGGCGCCACTGGTTGCGGCGCTCTACTTCTTCGCTCCTTCACTGCACGCTGCTGTGTGTTCGCCCAGCGCGGACGTGGGCTATATGGATTGCGACGATGAGGGCGAAGCCTATGCAGCTGCCTGGGCTGCAGCTACTGAGCAGGCTGGCCGATCTAACGCTGCTGGCGGCTTTACTTGGAACCCTATGGTCGAGCAGGAGGGCAATGGCTATGTCGGCTTTGTCCGACCTTCATATGCGTCTAGCGGGCGATATGCATCCGTCAAGCGTGGCTGGAAGACGAAGTGCAGCGCACGTCCTGAAGAGTTTGGCTGGGAGGGTGGTAGCACTGCCGCGTCGGTCAATGCTTGCCACAGGGGCTGTATGTACTCCAGCGCACTCGATCCGGCCGGTGTGGCCGGTTTCAGCTACACGCCCACCGGGGGCACCTGCACAGAATCTGACGCGCCTGAGCCTAAGCCCGCTGGCGACGGCGGTGGCGATGATGGTGGCGGCACTGGCGGGGAGACAGGGGGAGGTGATGGCGACGGTGGCGGTAGTGACGGCGGTGGCGATGGGGGAGGGGACGGCGGCTCAGGGGGTGGTGACGGCGGCGGCGACGGCGGTGGTAGCGGGGATGGAGATGGCGACGGGGACGGCGATGGTGATGGCGGTGGCGATGGCGGAGAGAATCCGAGCCTCCCGGGCGATCCGCAGTATCCGGGCGATGTGCCGATGCCCTATATGGATCCCCCCATTCCCGGCAGCTACCAAGGGCAGTGGTCCAGCGGTCTAGGTGGTGGGTCTTGCCCGTCACCTCGGACCATCAATGTATCGCTCGGCGGCTACAGCGCCGCCATGGTTTTCGAGTTCAAGCCGCTGTGTGATTTCTCTCGGTACATCCGCGGCATGGTGATCGCATTCGCGGCCATCGTTGCTGCCTACATCGTTCTGGGGCTCAGAAGATAATGCCTTGGCTTGCCGCCTTCCTTGTCCAGCTCCTGGGCAACTCTCTCGCACGTGTTTTGACCGGCGCGGGCCTCGGGCTTGCGACCGGCGCCGCTCTGCTTCCGCTGGTCAAATCAGCATTGAACCTTGTCGTCTCCTACTGGGGCGGCATTTCCGGTGACCTCGCCAATGTGCTGCTGCTCGCAGGGGCAGGGGAGGCCATCACCATCGTTGGCTCTGCCATGGTCACCAAGGTTGTGATTGACGCTGGCAAAGTCGCAGTTCAGAAGGCTGCATCCAAATGATGTATCTCATTTCCGGCCAGCCCGGCAACGGCAAGACCTTGCGCGCCATGAGCATGGCGCAGGAGTTCTACGAGCAAAACCGGCAGGCCGTCAAAGAAGGCAAGGCGCAGCCGCGACGGTTCTTCACCAACGTCGCAGGTGCCACCACTGAGGAGAATCCGGACGCCTTCCCATGGTTCGAAAGGCTGCCTGACCACAACGACTGGACCCAGCTTCCCGATGGCTCCTTCGTGCTGTACGACGAAGCGCATTCGGATGGCAACACTCAGGGGCTGGAGCGCTATGGCAGGCTATTCCCGTCCACCGGCAAGCCGGGGGAATCGGAAGACCCACGCATTCGCTCGATGTCCACGCACCGACATCGCGGTTTCGATTTGGTGTTCGTCACCCAGTGGCCCAGCAAGATCCACCACCAGGTGCGCAGCCTGATCGGCTCGCATACCCACATGAATCGTGCGTTTGGCATGCAGCGGGCTGGTGTTCTGACGTGGACCCGCGTGCAGGCTGATCCCTACGATGAGCGGATACGCGACAAGGCCGAAGAAGAAATCTGGGTCTACCCGAAGAACCTCTATGACAGGTATCGCAGCGCAACGCTGCACACGGCCAGTCACAAGTTCAAGGTACCGAAGCGAGTCTGGCAGGGCCTGTCAGTGGCGGTCGCCTTGATAGGCATCTTGTGGTTGGGTTGGCTGTTCCTGATCAAACCCTCCAACGCACAAGCTGCGAAGAAGGAAGAGCAGGGGGCCGAAGCTTTGCCGGCGGCAGGGGCCCTGGCGCCCTTGGGCGCGGGCATGCCGGCGGCACGGCCCCTCACCCGCGAAGAATACGTGCAAAAACACAAACCACGTGTGGAGTTTCAGCCGTGGTCTGCCCCCGCCTTCGATGATCGCACCGTGCAATCGCAACCTGAGCTGTATTGCATGGCCTCCGGCACCACCGAGCAGGACACCACCTGCACGTGTGTCACAGAGCAGGGCACCAAGGCAAAGATTTCGCTACCGGTATGCGTGGCGATCGCACGCGATGGCCCGGCCTACAACCCGTATCGCGCACCACGCCAGGAATCGGAGTCGAGTCAGGATCACCCAGCTCGCGGCATCGCTCAGTCATCGCCATCCGGGACACCCGAGCCGTCACCACATGCGCTGGTTGAGGTCGGGAAACGCCCAATGGGGACGTTCCCGGAGACGCCACCTTACCCGGCGACCTTCTGATTATCGTGACGCGTCACGGGCAGCGATCTCGCGGTGAGAGAACCCAGCCTCCATCAGCAGACATTTGCCTGTACGGCTTTCCTGCAAAGCACTGGACAGTACTTTCCGGGATATCGCCACACCGAGAGCCCGGAAGGTTCTCCCAGCCCCCCTCAATTCGACGGAAGAACATTCCATTGATACAGCGCAGATTCTGCGCATTCTGGGATGGCTGTGCGTGCTGACGTTCTGGAAGCGCCGACGGCACTGGGCTATTGGCCGTCGGCAGATCAGTCCTAGCCGTCGACGGCTGCTCAGCGGCCTCAATGGATCGCCGCACACCCTCAAAACGCTCACTCCAGGCACTGTTTGTGCGACCCAGCGTAAGCACGCCAATGGTTGTAAGACTCACCAGAGTCAAAAATCCGGTAATCAGCCACGGGAAATTCCAACGCTTCCGCTCAATCGGCGGAAGGTACTCAGGCCGTTCGCGCTCCATACGCCCCCCAATCACGTCCAGATTGCATTGTACTGGGGGTGTAGGGGCAGCGCCCCTACGGAAGCGCTTTACACGCGCTGACGCGGCTTCGGCCCACGACTCATGTAGACCACATTGGACGTCTCGGCGCCGGGGCCGGGATCACGCACGCCGGACCGTCGTTCTCGGCGAATTCTGAGCGCTTCGGCTAGGTAGATGACGCTGGATTTCGCCGTGGCCGAAGCTTTTCGTGCAGCTGGTCTCCGGGGAGCCGCCTCAGCCATCATCAATCGCCATTCCCGCGCAATGTTGCAGGTCAGGGACCACCAGGTCATGTCGCATGGCTCTAGCTGATGACCTTCGGGGGTGAACATGTGCCCAGCTTGGAATCCGAAACCGGCCCAAGGGCCGGTTAGGTCGATGCGATCATGGGGATCGATCTTGCTCATGCTGCAATCTCATCCTTGTCGGGGGAGCCAGCAGGGAGGCAAGAGCCAAGCCAGATGATTGACGGGGACGATGTCCCCCATCTGCAAGCCATTGATTCTTATAGTTTGGCGACATGGATTGGGTGAACTGTCCGTAGTTCGAACTACGATAAATGCGCCCCGTTCTTAGTGAACTACGGAAAAAGCGCCCCATCGTCCGCGAACTCCGGAAAAGGTGTCCCGCTTGCGCTAGAACCCCGGGCAATGTGCCCCAGATTTCGCGAGAGGGGGCTCAATTGAGCGAGTGATGCTGGCCGGCGGCACCTTCCTTCTCCCGGGTGCTAGGTCCGTCGGATCATAGAGCTGCTCCTCGTGGCGCTCTATTGTTGCCGAGTCTGACGCTCTTGAACGGCGCAATCGACAGCAGAGTGGACAGTCGGTGGCTGGAACGCGATATTCATCTCCAAGGAACGCCGTAAAAGGCAGGGAGGGGGAGATGCTGGACGGGTGGATCGGTACCGAAGCAGGAGAGCTTTCAGACGAGTCCGCGGTTGAGATCATCAAAAACTGGATGTCGCTCTCGTTACAGCGATCCGAGGGCATCTCGGATATCCATGCAAAGACAGGGATACAGAGGAAGCGACTCGTCAAGCTCTTCAGCTTGCATTGTCAAGACACTCCTCTGCCAGAGGAAATCAAAAAGATCTCCGCCGCTACCGGCTATCCTGCCCACGATCTTGTAGTACAGGCGGCCGACTACCTTTGCCCAACTGTGCTGGACCTCACTCCTTCAGAAAAAACGGTTGTACTTCCCCGAGCATCGCGCAATGCGCTGAAGCTTTGGCTCCGCTCCGCGCGCCGCGATAATCCAAGAGGCCGCTTAACCCAGATGGAGCTGGCGGACCGCATAGGACGATCGCATATGTCAGTGGCAGCATGGGAGAACCCGGGAATCAGCAGAATTCCTAAGTACAAGGATATCTGTGCCATCGCTGAGGCATGCTGCGTTGAACCCCCTGGTCCCGATTTCGACGTGCGCCAGGGGCGGGCCATTCAAGCTGAAGTGATAGCGTCCATGGCTTCTCCGACGGATCTATACGAGGAGATTCTATTCAACGGTTGTCTGTTAAGCCGGCGCGCGCATGCGCCCTCCCATGCCGAGCGAAATGCGCAGGTCTTCAGGGCCCGCTATGGCGGGCAGGGAGATTCCGAGAGCACATTGAGTGCCATAGGGGAGATTCATGGAATCACCCGCGAGCGCATCCGTCAGATCGTGGACAAGCAGCTGTCCTTCCTTCCGACGACCACCGTCCTAACAGCGCAGTTCGATGCACTAGCAGAGGCGTGTCAGGAGCTGGGAGCTGTTGCAGTTCCAGAGGCTGAAGAGCGGTTGCGGAGTCTCTTGGGTGGGACACTGAGCTTGCAGGGCGCAATTGACTACGGGCGCGAGGTGCTCGGGCGATCTCTTCCCGTTCAGATCATTCAGATCAAGAAGGGAGATCCGGTGGTCCTTCCTGGGCAGCTGCCCACGTGGTTTGTGGCGGGGATTTCGCAGTCCAAGGCGGCGATCCGGCATTGTGGTGCCGCCCAGATCAATCTCGTCTGGGCCTTGACCATGCGCCAGCACGGAGATTGGATCGCTCCTGATGAGTTCCGCTCAATCATCGCTCATGCCCCAGGATTCGAGTGGGTCGATGACGATCAAGCCTGGTATTGGTTTGGTGTTGACGGGAGCGCGAATCGAGTCGTGAACCGGGCGATCGATATCCTCTCCAATGCAAAGGGTGCACTTGACATCGAGGTCATTTATAGCGGCGTAACACGCTATTCACGTGGCGCCTCATCTGATGTTGCAGAAGATGCCGGCATTTGGCCGCCAATGGAGGTCGTTCAAAGGGTTCTCGCCAAGACGCCTGTTCTAGTCTGCCAACAAGGCGACGACTTCCGGCTGGCTAACCCTGGTGCGCCTCGTGAGGGCAAGAAGGGAGTTGCACAATCAATCGTTGAGGAACTCAAGCTTCGAGGCGGGCTGGCCTCTCGCAGCGAACTTCATCAATCATTGGTCGTAAATCTTGGACTCAACGCCATCTCCTTCTCTGTTGCCTTGGCTTGCTCGCCCCTCTTGCGCCAAGTTGATCGAGGCATCTTTGCAATTCGAGGCTGGCCGATTAACGCTGCACGCCTGACCGAGGCGCAGGGCCGGGTAGGAACTAGTAGTGGACCACTGGTCAACCATCGGGAGGTCAGCGTCTCCAGCTCCGGCGACGTTAGCTGGGTCAACACGGTTAGCAAGAGCTCGCTGAGTAACCTCTACGCCGGCGTGCCCGCCAAGGCCTTCCTGCATTTGGGAGAGGGCGACTATGATGCAGGTGGCATCATGCTCACACTGACCGAGACCAGGATGGTTGGCTTGATCAAGTATGTGGTTTCGTTGGGAGGCACTGCCGGGACGGCATACAAAGTAACCGCCAATGGCAGGACCAGAAGGGCGCTCGTCGAAGTCATGGGGGCGACAGAGGATGAGTTTGAAGAGGGTAACTGAAGCTCACTCAGAGGTTGCGGCCTTACCAATCGCTCTCGGAAACAACATTGGGCTGTTTAGGCGAGCTCCTTCGCAGTTCACCCACTGATCAAGACTCGGGGAAAGGGGGGCTGAGGGGAGGGGCGCCGAGCTTTCGCTAGGGATCTAGCCAGGCTGGCATGCGCCTTGCCCACCGGAATCGAACTATCAAACCTACGAGACTTGGCGCGGAGCCTAGGCGGCCTGTCTCCAGTGCGGCAGGCGAGAAATGATAACGCCGCCGACTCCATCAAGTTTGATCGACTGAATGCCCTGAGATCTGATAATTTCCAGGCGCATCAGCGTCTCAAGATTGGATTCGGTAAAGAATCGCCCAGCTGCAACAATGCTGGAATTCAAGCGATTGCTCAGTGGCGCCAGATCACGGGTCGCTTGAAGCAGGGCGCGTTGGGCGCTGCGATCCTTCTGTGCGGGAGACCACTTCAACAATGTCTCGACCAACCGCTGAAGGTCCATCCTTAACCGTTCCGGATTTCCGTTGCCCTTGAAGCACTCGAGCCCCTCAATGCGCCCTACAACGACCCTCTCCACAGTGGGCAAATACGGCATTGGCTCATCTTCTGTTCGGCGGCCAGCAAGCATCGCCCGTCGCAACTGAACTTCATCATCGGTCAGCCGTCGTTCGCTCTCTATGTCTACGTGCCCACGCTCGGCGCGCCGTTCAAGCTCCTTAAGAAGCCCGCCGCGGGCTTGAACTGAGAATGACTGGAGCAGCGCGATTGCACGATCAACTTCAGGAGAATTGTCCAACCAATACTGCTTCCCCTGCGCTTGCTCTCTCACCTCTACAAGCGCGACCGCCCGAGCTCTGGAGGCTTCCTGCTCTCTATAGTTCCTGATGCTTGACGACCATAAACCCGCCTGGGCGTACTTCAACGCGCAGTCGTTCCCAATGTTGACGAAACGCCCTCCAGCCAAGGCGACAAGCCAGCCATGACAGTGCTTTTGCTCGCACCCCAGCCGGCCACAGGGGCGAAGATCGTTGGAGCTGAATGTGTACTCATAATCGACTCTCCCGCGTTCTATCTCCTCGATAGGGATTCCATGAAGCCCATGGGTAATCTCAAAGAGGTCGTCCCAACCCTTCGGCCGTGGCGGGACTGGAGCGAAATCAGAAGACATCATTGCCTCCAAGAGCGCGGTTAGTAGTATTGCTACTAATACACCTTTCGGGTACGGCAGGCAACTGGCAGGACGCAGTTCTCCTGCACTAGGCCTTTAAGTGCAAGGCCTGAGCGCCAAAAACGCGGTCCGGCCGCTCGAACGGCGACATCTGCTGTGGCCGCTTGATCTCGGTGCCAGCGCGGTCGGATGCTGCAATGCAGCACTCACCTCTTGCCTGGAGGGCACGTCGTAATTAACGAGCGATGCGGGTGATTGTTCGTGTTCCCAGGGCGCCGCTAGGAAGAGTGCAATCAGTCGCCACCAGGCCTGAGTTCGCTTGGGGCGCACTGATTCCAGCTACCGACGCTGCGCTAGAAGCAACGGCGTTGCTTTGGATTGACGACAATTCAAATGAGCCAAGAACGCCACCATCAAGAGCCAAAGAAGGCCTCTACGTGGCTACCATGGCAACGCGCATACTTGCGGCCGCTGCCGCATAGGCACGGCGTATGCTCGCGGAGCCCTGCGGCGAGTGATTGCCCCAGGAAAGCTCTTGCCTGCAGAAGCGGCTGAATCTCATTGGCGGGAACGCTGACGTGGCCGTACTGCGTTGCTCGCTTGCCTCGATTCATGACCCCCACGATGGCCTCGGACATTTGGATGAAATGCCTGATCAGCAGATCGTCGCTCAGCGGCATTCGGACGTTATCGATGGCCAAGCCCTCGTAGCGCCTGCCCGGGTCCGGAACGAACAGTATGCGCGTTTCACCTTCGGGCTTTGGCGAGACGTCGATCGGCTCCCCGCACGGGCTGACCCACACAGCATGGAACTCTGCCTCCACCAGCACATCCGGCCACTCCCAAAGCTGCCAACCGCACAGCATCTGGCCGCCATCCCGGGCGATCTTGGCCTGCACATTGGGAAAGCACTCATGCACGATCGCGTCGGCTTCAGGCCGGACGGGGAGATAGATCGGCTCTGCGCCAAGTACGACGGAATCGGTCAGACGACGCACCGCAATGGTGATTTTGGGCGGTGTAGTGGTGATTGTGCTCACGGCAAAGCTCCTTGGGGTCGTTACGTCTACTTCTTCCAGCCTACGGCCCCAGCGTCTCTTCCGATGAGATTGGCATCGAGTCCTCGCCGCTGACATGTACTGGGCGGGCCAGCGGCGCACGGTGTCACTGTCTCAGCGTTTTGGCTCCAGCCGGACACTGAGCCGGCGAACAAGCACGGCAACATCACGCATCTCAGCCTGAAGTTTGCTTATTGCGTGAGCATAGGGCTGAGCGCAGTTGCGTTCATGACTCAGCCGCGCCGATAGAACGGTGCGACGGCTGTTGAGGAGAGCCCGCTCAACGTCGTATTTGACCGCTTGCGTGTAATCAATCGTCGCCATTGAACTTCCCCAGAGATGCGGCCTCGCCAGCATTCTGACACGGCGCGCCCATGCACCATCGCGTGCAGAGAGAAATGCCCTGGTCTTCAGGGCTCGCTATGGCGGGCAGGGCGAGGATGAGAGCACCCTGCGTGCAATTGGCGAGGTGCACGGGATTACTCGAGAGAGAATCCGCCAGATTGTATCTAGGCAGCTGTCCTTCTTGGGGAATACCCCTTTGGAGGCTGCGTGCTTCGAGGCACTGGTTGAGGCATGCGCCGGCCTTGGCCCAGTTTCGGTCCAAGAGGCTGAGCAGCAACTGCGCCCCCTGCTCGGAGGAACTCTCACGCTCCAAGGGGCAAGTGACTACGGACGGGAAATACTGGGACGTCCGCTTCCGGTTCAGATCGTCCAGATTAGCGAGGCCGATCCCATGGTTCTGGCCGGGCATTTGCCTGAGTGGCTCCCGCTGGACATGACGCAATCGAGGGCTGCTATTCGCCACTCCGGTGCGGCGCAGCTGAATCTGGTCTGGGCGCTCACCATGCGCCAGCTCGGCGGCTGGGTCAAAACGAGGCAGGCAGTGGTCATGGTGGAATCCGTAGGTTCAGAAGGAACTCCCTAGCTAAACGGCACTCACGGTTCTATTTGCCATTCCTAGGGGTGACGCGATGATCCAGAATCGCCAGTCTCTGTGCTATCGGACAACGTCGAAATTCCGGCCGTCACGTACAGCCCCCTTCCTGCACCCGTCGGAACAGCTTGCATAGCCTCACCGAATTCGGTCCAATCTTGGCTCAAATGCCACCAGGTAGCGCTTTCGCTACGCCTGAATATGCACCAAACCTGCGTAGGCTCACTACCGTCCCGAACACTGGACCCATCGCCCCCGTCGCCGCGAGTCGACCGCAGGCGCAGCCCTAGCGCTTGAAATTGCACGAGTCGCTGCTCGCCTCCGCTTCTGAGCACCCTTGTCGGCCGAAGAGACAGAGATTACCTTCTCCAAGGATCATGTGACCCACGTCGTCGCAGACCCTCCCGTTCCCTTCTCTACGCCGAATTCGGTTTCGACCTCGGTGAAACCTCGCGAATGTCACAGGGCGCCGGCAGGCTTGGCGCCCGTTTTTCCGAAGGAGAGGGCGCCCACGCCACCTGAACCCTGGCAATGGCCCCATCACGGATCTGCAGTTCAATCAGTGGAACCTCCAGAGTGCTGGCCTGCGCATTCTTCGGCTTCTGTGTGGGGTGGCACAGCCGCGATCTAAGACCTTGGTCATAAGCACGACATACGCAATCCATCATTGCGTCCACAAGGTGCCTGCGGCCGCCGATGGAACCAAGCACCGACGCCACGCTCGCCTGCGGAGACAGATGCAGTTCAAGAGACGTGCGCAGTTTCTCAGAAAAGTGCAGTAGGGCGTTTCCGCAGGCAATCGTCAGCTCCTTGTCCACTACCGCCAGGCTGAGCCAAGCATGACCGCTCTCCGACAGGCCATAGGGGCCGATAAGGAATGTGCGATCTCTGGCCGGCGACGCTGACGTTGAATCGAGCGGGCGAGCGTGACCTTCGCTTGGCACCATTTCGCGCTCCTGTTTCGCCACTTCCGCAACGGCCTGATCCGTGATGGCCGCCAGCCGGTCAATGACGCCTTTGGGCAAAGGCGTCAAGCGGAAGACTTGGGGGCCACCCAGGTGCGAGAAGCCCCACAGGCAATCGTGGTCAGGATCTGCGCCAACGCCTTCAAACACGAAATGTGTCGGTGCCGTTCTAGAGGCAGGCAGCTCCCGAGTGACAAGATAGGCAGGCGGGGCAGCCACTGCGGCATAGGCCTGATCCCATGCCTGGTTGGATTCGGGCACATAGAGAACTCGTCTTTCCCGCTGACGCTGGGCCCACTCCAAGTAGACCTCGGCCCACGAAGCGCATTGATACGTTGGGAAGCTGCGCATGCCTGCAAGCGCAGTCCGGGCGTTCATCGCGATGTATCCACAGGCACAGACACCCAGCGCATTTTTATCATTGAAGCGGGCGAACTGGGTTTGACCGCACTGCGGGCAGGTACAGCTGAGCCGCAGCCCATGCCAGGGGCAACGAGTGATGGAGGGAAGCTGGAACAGCGCACTGTGGTATCCGTGCTCAGCGCACTCCCAGCATTGCCGAAGCGGTCTCGGATGCCGAGAGAACAATCCTGGGCAGTCGGTTGGCGACCAGACTTCCGGGGCCCAATATGCCCCCACCTTCGTGTCGGTCAACGCCAAGCTCCAAAGGAAGTTCGATCGGGGCTTGCCCAATCGCTGGGTCGCAATCAGAACATCCATCCCCTTTCGATTCCTGAAGCCAAGGGCCGTCAGCTCCACACCGGCGGGGAGGGCAAACGCCGTGATGCGTTGAGCCAATCCGTAGCCGGAGATGTAGGGATAGGGGCTGAGGTCAGCCCCTATCATGCGTGGCACTGCCGGCTGCCCTTGGATATCGTCGTTCCAGGCCATTACGTGCTCCTTCCGTCAGCTCGTCAGAGGCATACGCATGCGCGCCCGGACGTACTCCAACCGCAGATAGCCGCAGTTCTGCAGGGCGGTGGCCACCTGGTCGGCGGTGAAGCCTGTGAAGTCCTTCTGCCGAAATGCAATGTCGTGGAGCAAATGACGCACCATCAAGGTGAACGTTGCCATCGGCCAGGCCTGGCTCTCCGGCAACTTTCCCTTCTTTCGAAGCTCTCCCATCACCTGCCAGATCAGCGGGGCCTCCATCGCCAGGCGCCAGCCGCCGTCGAAGGCGGAGCGGGCGAAGTAGCGGCTGTAGGGCATGTCAGGCGTTGGCCACCAACTGCTGTCGTAACCGCCCAAGGCATGCTTGGCCTCATCCAGGCCCATCAATGGGCCAAAGGGGGCGGTGGCCATGAACCAGCGCCGGATGCTGTGGGTTGCACGATCACGCCAGTCATCGCCCACGTCCACGCCTTCGGCGTCACTCTGGCGCATCAGCACCAAGAACAGGCTCAGCCGGTCCTCTCTGACCATACTGTCCAGATCCTCCAGGTACTCGTACTCGGCCTCGGTGATCCGCTGCGCATTGTCGATGAACAGGACCATCCTGCTCACGCCGGCTTGGCCGCAGCGGCTGCTGATCAGGTTCCTGAGCTTGGCCATCCCTGCCGCTGCTGAGGTTGCGCTTGAGCTACCGATCCCCATCCGATCATTCATGGTCGACCAGAAGGCGCGGTCCGTGCGACGAATGCCGCTGGCCATGACCATCCGCATCGCCACACCCATCGGGGATTTGTCGCTGTCAATCAGCCAGCGCGGTGCATTGTCGGTGAGGTAGGCAATGGCGGTGGTTTTCCCCACGCCGCCGCCTCCATAGGCCGAGCACCCGTGGTGTCCTTCAAAGATGTTCTTACGAATGAAATTGGCCAGCCGCTCGGTGGGCTTGGTGTTGATCTGGTAACCATCGGGGACCAGCAACGGATGGTGGGAGGCAATCAGCGGATTGCTGTGGGTGTGTTTCATGGCAAGGTCTGGAAGTTGGCGGTGGCAGAGCTGGCGAGGAGGCGATCAGGCGTCGCACTATTCATCCAGGCTGATCCAGCCGTCGGTTGCCATCGTGATAGCCGTGCTGTAGCAGTCAGGCTCAACAGCCTGGCGAGACACTGGGCGTGTCGCCGCGTCCATGCGCGCCAATTGATCGACCGCCAGCTGTGAGGTCTGCATCCTGCTTTTGAGGAAGCCCACATAGGCCACAACTGCGCAATCAGCACCGGCAACGCTGAACCCGTCGCGATTCTTGATCCATCGCATGATCAAAGATCGGGTCGTCTCATCGTGTGCCGTGCGGGCCCAAGGGTCTGCAGCGCGTACACCGCACAACGGAGCGGTGACGCTCTTCATCAATGTCAACGTACGTAGGTCATTGCGATTGACGCGAGCGAGCACCGTCTTGCCGATCAGCTCCCAGCGCCCATCCAGGCCGGGTCCACGGTATTTGACATATTTGTAGTTGACGTGGGGCATCACACCCTGGGGCCTGTTGCCATGCACGACCAACGGAACCAGGACCGTGCACAGGTCCGCGGCGTCCTGCTCGGCGACATCGGGACTGAAAGCAAAGGCCGAGCAGGGCTGGGTCCTGAGGAACTGAAGAGGAGACAGGCTCCCCAGCGCTGGGTGCGGCGTAGCGTTGTAGTTTGCGATGATGACGTCAAGCAGCTCTTCGAATGCGCCCAGATTGAAGTAGTGCTCATTCCCAGGGACTTTGCTTATCCGTCGCCTGCTTTCATTTAGGGACTTGGCAGGCTCAAAGCCGCCAGGGATCCGGCGCAGTGCTCCGCGCTCCAAGCGCGAGAACAGCTGCTCGACAATAGGCCGAGATCGGGGCTCGTGGGCGCGGCCGAAGATGATCACGCCACCGCGGGAGCGACACATCGAAGCTTCCAGCTCCAGGGCTGAGTGGGCCAAGGCGTTGTCCAGGGCGATCGAGCGCGAGCGCCTGGAGGCCAATGCCGGCTCCAGTCCCGTTGGCATTCCCGCACCGGGCGCATAGGCCAGATCAGGAATGGTGAGCTCGCGAGGCGACCACGGGCGAAGTCCCGATGCCAGGCAGGTGGCCACATCGAGGTTGTTGTAGCCACGACCAACGCGCAGGGACCACGAGACAATGGCTCTGGAGCGCACCTCCACCTCTACCAGAAGCCACAGGGTAGTGATGGGCCGCTCTGCAACCCCGCCATCCGGAAGCTCAACACTCAAGGTGCCTTCGACATCGATGCGGTGCGCGTCGAACTCCGTACGATCAAACAGCCTGCCTCGGAAGGCGTCTTCCAGCTTATGGACAGCCATAGGCTCCAGCTCCAGCGTCCCCGGCACGACCGCGGCAAGCCGGTCACGACGCAGGTAGTCGAGCAGGGCTCTGCGCCCATGGTCAGGCGTGTTCAGGGGGTAGTGGTCAGAGAGATCCAGTCGACGCAGTTCCGCGCAAATGCGCTCATGTAGGCGGGAGAATGCCCTTGGTGCACGCCCTGGCGGCAATGGGTCTGTGAAGCGCTCCACCAGGTCACGCACTGCAGGCAGCGCCTGAAGCAGCTGAGCGATGCTTCCGGGCCCGCCACTGCTAGGAACAGACACCTCGCCTGATGCTCCTGGCATGCGCTGATAGGTGCCGTAGGGCACACATACGCGAAATCCGTTGGCCATGCCGTCGGCATGGACGCCCGGCGCATGGGCTACCATCCGCCTTAGGCGTTTACGACACAGTCCGTGCAGCTTGGCCGCCCGCGCAAGGGAGAGCTGCCCGGTGACCACCCCGAGCAGCGCGGCCTCAGCACGGCGATAGGAGTCGCGGTCTTCTTCCCGCACCTCATTCACATTCGGCCGGTACCACGTGGCCAGCTCCTGGGCATCGTAGAGATAGGGAGGATTAGCCACGGACGAGCTCCAGTACGGCGTCCGAAGCGCCGGGGGTATGGTCGATCAGGTGGACCACGCCCTGGTGAACCATCCAGGCCACCGTGGCTCGCACCTGGTTGGAGGTATAGGGCAGGGCAGCTGCAACGCTGAGCAGGCTCAGACGAGCGGCGCGCTTAAGCAGCTCTTTTACCTGCTCAGCGATCGCAGCCCGCGCGCTTATACGGGCGCTATCCCATACCAGTGGCAACAGCTCGTAGGCAACGGCGATCTGGGACAACTGGGAGGTCAGCTCGTGCTCGGTAACCAGTGTCAGATTGACCCCGTTGCGAGTCCCAATCTCGATGAGCTCCTGCTTTCCCGGCAGCGCCATTGAGCCTGTGGTGCTCTGCAGAGTACGGGCGGCCGGTATGATCAGATCAAATCGCTCGGTGCCGTCATTTCGCTCCGACCAGAAGCTCAGGTCTATGCGGCTCTTGCTCGTTACTTGAAGCTGCCGCGGCCTTTCCACGTAGGTTCGCACGGTTGGATCGAACTCGAGCAGAAGGGCGTAGGCAAACGCACTGGCGTCGGCGACGGTGACCACGCGGCCATTGCGCGGGGACTGGAACACGAAAACCTCGCGCCGGCTACGCTGGCCTCGCTTGAGCGGACGGGGTGTGTAGTTCAGTGAAGCGTCAACGTGATGTGACGTGGCCACGCCCGAGGCGGTGGCCGCTGCTCCTGCAGTCATTGGTTTCTCCTGTTGCGGCGCATGTGTGCGCTGCTTCGCACCATGCGCGGCCAGGGAAACTCAGCACGCCTCTTGTCTGCCGGGGTCGACTGGCCCGAGCGAGCGCACACGAGTGCCCAGCCGCCGGCATTGGGCGACTTGACTTGGGGGGAGAAATGCGCGAGCCTGATGTCAGCTTCTACTAGTGCTCACCACCTCTCGCTCCGACGAGAGGCCAAATGCCTCCGCGCCAACGGGGGCATTTTTCATTTCTATGGTCCGGAGTTCTGAACTAGGTCTGCGAGGATGTTCTCCTTACCGTCAGCAACTGGGGGGCGGCTCCGGGCGCGAGGCTCTGCTGCATCCATCTGCAACAGTTACGTAAACGACGCCGACAGGGTCATCGACGCCGACAAGTGCAGCAGGCGTCGGCGCGAACAACGCAGTCAGCCCCGACTGGGCGCGAAACTGTGGCTACTAGCATCCTGCCGACTCAACGCCTTGTGCGTGATGTCGTAATTGGGCCAACCACTGCGCGACATCCTTGCACAGCGCGAACTTGCCGCGCCGATGTGCGATGGCAAAAACAGGAACGGGCAAGACCCCTCGAGCGAGGGCCTGGCGGAAGGCGTCGGAAGAGCTGTAGCCCAAGGCTTGCCGCAGATCATCCTGGCCAATCATTGGTCCATAGCGCTGCAGCAAATCCTGCTCCAGCAAGCGAGCCAGTGGGTCCACGATCGTGTCACGCTCAGTCATGGCACTAGCGTAGTCATTGCATTGGCTTTTGCACAGATGGCAAGCTGGAGTAAATCGTTACTCTATTTCCACACCAAGATGTCTGCTAAGCCATTGAAAAGGATAAAGCCTTATCACGAAGCCCGGCTAGAAAACATGCTGTGTTTTGCCCAATCCGATCGCCCCAGATCATTGAAGAAGGCGTTGAACGTCCTTAGAGCTGGCGTTTGGTTTGAAGGGCTACGCATACGCCTGCACCAATCCACCGCCTACGGCGTCGGACAGCGACTGCAGCCACACACCTACCGTGATGGCTTGTATCACCACAACGTGTGGGCCAAGTACGCTGTGGGGAAGCACCTCCCAAGTGCTGAGACGGTCTATGCCTGTGAACAGCAGGTCCCGCGTTCTAGCTACCTGCTGGAGGATCCGAGCTGGGACCTGCTGGATGTGAGTCGGCCGATCGGTGGCGACGGTGACAAGCTGCTGAAGCGACTGCGGCCATCGATCCAAAGTGCCCTATTCGAAGAACGGGCATTGGCGATGGGGCGCTATGTTCGGCGCACCGCCCCGGTCCAGCCGCTAATCCGCCTTGAGGGGCAGGCAGACCTGCAGGCGATCGCTGCTGCCGTCGTACTCGTTCGGGAAGCCCATGAAGCGGGTGATGCGTCGCGTGCGTTTGACATCGGACGTTCATTGCATGGAATCATGCTGATGGCCGCCACTGTGACGGGCTTGCGAGCGATCGCACCGGAACTTTTCGAGTACCTTATCCGATATGTTTTCCCAATGGCCTCTGACACGTTCGTTGAGTTCGAACTGGACCGGGGAGTGCTCAATGCCCAGGCAGATTGGCTGCGCAGCACCATCCTTCACATGAAAGCCAATGGCTGGACGGGCTACGTCCCCGGCGGCCCAACGCGGGAGCTTCGCCGACTGCTCTCGGTCGACTACGGCTTTGACCTTCGCTTTGGATTGGGGCCGAGAATCAAACTGAAGGTGCCGTTCGAAGACGCCAGCGAAGACGTGCGACGGTCCGTCAGTTTCAATAACGTTGCCTGGGAGTGGGCAACCTCGGTACTAGCAACGGGAAGAAGGCAAGCTCTGCTGCCCGAAGACGCGATTATTCGCTTGATGGCTGCCCACGAAGAGCCAGGTGGCGCCAAGGCGCACTCCCATCCGATGGAGAGTGCGTAGATCGTTGTAATCACTCATGTCCACCGCGGAGGCGGGCACTGAACAAGCTCCGTATTCCTTACCCAAGATCCTAGGTTCAGCGCCTTGCAGTGGCCGAATGAACGGGACGAGCGCGGCAGGGGGAGGGGGCGGAGATGACCCATCGCGCCGGCGCCCGATCATTAAATGTCTGGCACAACGGTCGACGAGCCTCTCCTCGGGACAATGCCGGCAGGTGGCCGCGTACTGCTGTTGCGGTGAGGCCAGGTAGCAAAGCCACGCGGCAGCGCTGCCGGAAAGCATTGCCAGGATGGCAAGCAAAGCGGTCATGGCATCGTTCTCGTGATGGCATGCTCCTCCTCCGCGACGATGGAAGGGCTTTTCGGGGTCACCAGGTCCAGCGCGCATTGGCGGTGATGGTACGGCCGCTGGGCACTATGTGTGAGCCTAGTGGTACGCATCTGAAGAAGACTGAGCCATAGCTCAGTAAAGTCAGTCTTTGAGTCGCTTCTCAAAGTCGGCAATGAGCTTGCCCAGGGATAGGCCTGTCAGGCGCGCTATGTCCCTAAGCTCCACGACGTCAACCCTGCGCTTCCCTGTCTCAACATCGCTAATGAACGACTGGCTGCGCCCCAGCTTGCTGGACACTTGTACTTGGGTAAGGCCAGCAGCCAAGCGCGCGTCTCTGACGGTCTCAATCAGGGCGGCGTATTCCTTGCGATGGATTGTCTTGGCCACGGCCGCACCCTGGTTGAGCGGCTTCAGAAGCTATATCCAGTTCTCCGATATCTAAAAACCAGATATCCTGTGCTTCTCATTGACAGGGGAAGGGCATGATCAAAGAACAACGTCGACGCGACGCAGCTGGCTGGGGCAGGCAGGGCTTGCTGCTTGCTCTGACGGTCCTAGTTGCCGCCTGCAGCGGTCCAGTAGACAGGAAGTTGGTCACTGACGGCACGCAGGAGCAATACAGAGCGTCGATTGACGCGATTGACGCCGAGCTGAGTGCCCATGAGCGGGATGCCTTCAACTGGGCCGTTGCCGACCTTGATCTGGCTGAGCTGAACAAGGCCTACCCGAATGCATCTATAAGACAGGTGGTTAGGGGGCACATCAAGCAGATTAGGGATGCCCATCCAAAAGAAATTCTTGCTCTGCAGGAGCAGGCCAACACACAGCGTCCGACGATCACCGAACTAGAAAGAGTGCGTGCGAGTGGCGCAACGTTACGGATCGAGGACAGCTTCTTTGGCCCGAAGCCGGTCATTGAGGCGCGAATTGCCAATAGCTCAACTTTGGCGCTCAGCCAGGCCAGCTGGGCGGCGACGCTCTACATCAATGGCGAAGCTCAGCCCACGGCAAAGTCGCGGGTGCACAGCGACTTCCGATCGATTGATGGCCTCAAGCCGAACCACGGCGTCACGGCGCGCTTCAATGTTGGCTTCGTAAAAGGTGATGATGCGTGGTCGACACTGGCAATTCGACAAGCGTCTTCAACGCGAGTCGAGCTCGAACTAATTCCTCAGACGGCTTTGGACTTCAATGACAAGCCCTACATAGCTGCCAACTATAGGGAAAAGATCCATTCTCTGGAGAATCAGCTTAAGCAAGCCGAGAAGTTCTCAGATATCTGACTCATTGGCGTTCAGCAACTGCGTCCGATGACCAAGCGCAGCGCGGAACGCTCCAGATCCAAGTGTCCAACTACTGATGAGGATTCTAGCGCTCAATGCGACCGACCATCCTTGCTCTCGATCTCGAGGGGACGCTGATCTCAAATGCTGTCAGCCAGATTCCACGCCCAGGGCTTTATCAGTTCCTTGAGGTCGCTCATGAACTCTTCGAGCATCTGGTCATCTACACCACGGTCCCTGAGGCAGCTTTCCGCAGGATTTCGCGGCTGCTGGTCGAGGAAGGGAGCGCGCCAGGCTGGTTCGCTGAGTTGCCATATACATTCTGGGGAGGGGCAACGAAGGACCTCCGGTATGTGTCTCCGATCCTGGGTGCAGCGCTGTTGCTGGACGATCACTCGGACTACATCCATCCGGGGCAGGAGCGCTATTGGATTGAGGTCTCTTTGTTCGGCGCTCCATATGACGCGGATGACGCCGGCCTGGAAGTGGCCCTTGAGATGCTGAAGGAACGATTGGTTGTTCCGTTGTAGTTGGTGTGCTTAGTGAGTGGGTTGGCGGGTGCAGCTCTTCCAGCCAGCAGCGCCGGTTGCTGCATAGGAATGGGCTGTCGTTCAGGAGATCCGACATGATTCGAACAAGTTTGACCCACCCTTTAGCTATCGCGGAACTCCCGGTTGGCGAAAGGGGAGGGGCAATTGGTGTGACCTTCGCGCCAGGTAAGTACCAAGAAGTTGCGATGACGGGGGCATGGGCGAGAGACATCGATGTGGATGTCTCTGTGATTCAGCGTTGGGGAGCCAGCCACCTGATTACGCTACTCGAGCCGTGGGAGTTCAGTGAGTTGCGGATCGAGTGCTTGCCTCAAGTGGTTGAAGGGCAGGGCATCTCATGGCATGGCCTTCCAATCACGGATGGCGCAGCGCCTGACCAGAGGTTGCTCGAACGATGGCCAGTACTGGGGTCAATGCTCGTTCGGAGTTTGCATTCGGGCCTGCGCATTGTGGTCCACTGCAAGGGTGGGCTGGGGCGAGCCGGCACTGTCGCAGCGATGCTTCTACTGCAGTCAGGGGCTGAGCGAACAGCGCAGGCTGCCATTGGCTCGGTGCGACGTGTCAGGCCGGGTGCCATCGAGACCGCTGTCCAGGAGGAGTTCCTGCAGCAATGGGCACAGGGACTGCGCTCGTAGTTGCCCTTCCAGATCAAACGCGTGGCGAGCTCATCAGTCGTTCAAGGCCAGGCCCTGGCTATTGGCGCCACCGATACCTACGCGATCTAGTTGACCGCTGACACCGGATTCGCTGGGTCGCGCGCCCACTAGTGGACGCGGCGCGGAGAGTATCCGCTAAAGCCTCCAGTCGCTACTTGGCTGCAGCCAGTACTGTCTGCCCAGAGGGATAAAGGTCTCCATTGCCACGTCCAAGATCAACGGCTGACGCCAGCCATGGCCTGGCACGAAGCAAAAGTCAGTCGGGTCAAGTGCTCCCGATTGAACTCGGCTAACGAGCCAAGTGCATCTCCTGCTGATCTCTCGATCAAGTACCCGACGGGCGGCCTCCTCGTCCAGATGAGCTTTCAGGAACTCCGACGCAACGTTGCGCATGCCGGCCCACAGTACATACCTCTTGCGTCCCAAGCTCAGTGCATTCCACTCCGGGAGCTGGGTCGATCTCAGGCCATTGCCCAGCGTGGGAGATAGCCGATACTTGCGTAGCAGGTTGGCCAGGTATGCACGGGCTTCGCTCTCTGCGAGCGAGGTTCCCAAGGTCCGTTTGGCAGTGGACGGGCATTCGGCAGCCCATCGGGTAAGCGTACTGGTCAACCTGGCCTCCAGACTCACGTCCTGACGTGACCAAGCGGCCTGATAGGTCCATGCCAGAGGCTCATACAAGGACCTCGCCCCGGAATTGGGGGCTGCGATGGGAATGCGCTGCAGTACGCGAAGTGAGGCAAGCGTATCGAGTGCGGCTGAGGCCAAGCCCTCGGCGGCAACAGGCCCGCTTACGGTCCTTGAGCGCTCCAGTGCGCACCAGGCGCAGGCTAAGAACGGGCCGATTGAACGAACGAAATCGTCCAACTCTGGCCAATGCGAAATGAGGGTCGGTTGGGTGACAACATAGGCCACTTGTCTCTCAGATCGCTCGCCTAGTTCACCAGCATAGCAGCGAGGCGAGTTCGCGTCCATCTGATCTTCAGATATCACCACACTGCTGTCCGTGGCTGCGCTGGAGTTGTGAGTGAAAGTCCCGTCGCTTCCTCCAGCGGCGTTCTAGGTTCTTTGGGGAGCCGTGCT